AACAGTGCCGCCGTATCCGCGGCACCGAACGTAGCCAGACCACTGAAGCCGGCAGCTGCCGTGGATGCCGCGGTCGACCCAGCCATGATGCCGATGGTACCTTCCGCGCCAGCGGCTGTAGCAGCGCCTGCGCCCACGGCGCCTGCGCCAGCCGTGGCCGCGGCACCCCCGCCGGCCGCTGCGGCCGTTCCGAAATAGCCCAGTGCCGCCCCGGCCGTGAAGTAGGCAGCGACGGCAATGGCGACGTAGCGCACAATCTTGTTGTGCCACGCCTTGACCGTTTCCTGTTTGGAGACCTCGAAGGCGTTCTTGATGTTGCCCACGATGTCGAATGGATGCTGCAGCGGATGGATGACCGTGGCCTTGAAGATGCGGACGGCACCGTGAATGATCCCTGACATGATACCTACCTCACGCGGCCTTCTGGCCCTGCAGAATCTGGTTGTAGTGCGGATGGTTCTTGGTGAACAGCGTGCCCTCCATGACGAACCCGGCGCTCTCATACAGGCGCTTGGCCGTGGCAATCGAGCCTTGGCCGGAACTGACAGCCATCTCGATGCGGATCACGCGCGGCACGCTGAAGGCCCACTCGGTCATCATCTCCAGCATGCGTCGTCCATCGCCGTAGCGTTGAGAGTGAAACACCAAGTCTGAGGCCGTCCGTGGCCCGCTGGTCTGGTCTGCCCACCAGATGTTCGCCACCGTGGCGATCAGAATACCGGTCAGCTTGCGATCGTGTTCGGCCACCAGTACCTGCCCGAACGACGGATTCATGCACGCGGTCAGCGTCTGCATGACGACACCCCAGTCCGGGCGGCACACCCGGTAAGGTGTGTGGCAGCGCAACGCATCCAGCAAATGGATGGATGGCTGCAGGTCGTCGGGGTCGAAGGCACGGATCATGAGGATGGCGACGCGGCGACGTAGCAGATGATGGTGCCACTGGTATAGGCCGTGCACACCGCGCGGAACTCCATGTCGCCCGCGATGCCCGGCACATTGGAGATGCCGCTGGTCGTGCGCGCCGTGGAGATAAGTGCCCATGCGTTGTTGGGGTCGCCGCGCACGCGCGCCTGCAGGGCTACCGAGCCGACCCACGTGCCCGTCACTAACAGAGTAGCGTTCGCGTTGAGCATGCCTACCGGACCCACCGTGCCATTGACGGCATTGATGGTGCCTTGGATTGCGTTGAGCATCTGTGCCATGACAGTCTCCGGTCAGTTGTGCGGGAAACCCGGCATGTAAGCGGCCGGGTTGCTTGCTGCAGCAGTGGGGACCATGGAAGCGTAGTAGGCGTTGTTCATGGTCATAAAACTGTTGAACTGGTCCACGGCGTCCTTGATCCCCGCCTGTGCCTGTGTGGTATTGATGTTCGGGTTGGACTGGATCGAGGCGATGGTATTCATCAGCGCATTCTGCTGGCTTCCGACTGCAGCCAGATATGACAGTCGCACATTCATGCCATAGGACTGCATCGCGTTGGCTTGCGTGTAGCTCTCGCCCACGGCCGCGTTGGAGGCGGCATACGCTTCCTGTGTGGCGTTCGTCGAAGTGGTCTGGGCGAACGTCTTGTCCATCTGCTCCAGTGTCGCGTTGGCCTGCGCCTTGATCGTATCGAGCTGCGCGGTCAGGTTGATGCTGGCCGTGACTGCAGACCCCTTGAGTTGCGCGTACAGTTGTTCCATCGACTGGTTGGTCTGGTCCTTCAGCAGCGCCACACCCTGCTCGAAGTTCTGCTGGCTCAGGCTTGCGTTCTGGATGAACTGGTTCTGCGCCGACGCGAAGGCATTGGCGGCGGTGGCGTTGTACTGGCCGGCAGCGGCATTCACCTGCGCATCCTGCTGCGCGATGGTTAGCGCCACCTGCGAGCCAGCCAAGGTGGCCGCGGTCTGTGCCATCAGCGAGTTGTTGCCGCCATTGGCGGCGTTCGCCCGGATGGTCGATTGCTCAGCCGCTTGGATCGCTGGATTGCCAGCAGACATCAGCTGCTGATACTGCCCGGCTACGGTCTGCGGGGCGGTGATGTTCCACGGCGTGGCTCCGGCCAGCAGTGGCGCCTCCTGCCCTGTGACTTGGGCTGCACTGGGCGCGGCCGCATCAGCGGGCACAGTGGGCGACAGCAGGTCACTCATGGAGAACCCACTCGGCATCAGACCCGAGGTCGACGTGTTCATGCCAGCGGTAATGTCGTAGCCGGTGGGCATGCCGATGGCCGGCGCCGTCTGGTGCGTGGCCGGGTTGGTCAGGCTGATGTTCTGCGGCGGCGGCTGGGTCAGTGGCACCGCGGTAGGTGTGGCAGCCGGATGCGCTGCCGGAGCCGCTGCGGGAATCAGCGCCGCGGGCGGCTTGGGCGCGGGCGCCGGACTGACTGGCTTGGCGGGTGGCGTGCCGGTGGAGACCGGGGGAGGCACGAGTCCTTGGGTCTGGGTAGCGTTCATGCGACTGTCGCCCTCGCGGCCTTGGACGTAGGTGGTGCGTCCGCTGTTGTAGTTGTTGGCGCCGTTGAGGATGCCACGGCCGATGTAGGGCTGTTCCATGTCACTGCTCCCTGACCCACTGGATCAATATGTCGCGCATTTTCAGGCACTGACCTGCTACCGATGATGCCTGCAGATACAGTAACGTGGCCGCTTCGGCCTGTTGCGACTTGGGTAGTGCGCTGAGTGCACCCGGCGGTGGTGGTGGATCAATGTGCTGCATCGCGGCTACCGGTTTTTCGGGGGGCGACAACTGGATCGCTGGCACCGAAAGCGGCCTCGTAGGCGCGCTGGAGCAGCCGATCAGCAGCAGGAGTGAACTGACAAGTGCCCACCGGAATGGCCTTGATGTCGAGCCGTAGTTGATTGAGCGCATGTTGTTGGTCTCCAAGCTGGGTCAGCAACTTCTCCGTGCGAAGCTCGGTATCACGATTCCTTTGCGTGATTGTAACAGCCAGTGCGTTACTGGAGCCAATGACATCCTTGAATCCGTTTGTCAAGGACACGATGTCGGCACGAGTCTGCTTCAGCTGCCTTGCATCATCGTGCCAGCCACGCACCAGCCAGCCACCGAAGGCGCTCACGCCGCCCAGCAGCAGCATGGCAATGAACAGGGCAATGATCTTGTAGGGCGTCAGGGTGAATGGCATGGGGTTACCTCGGATTGACGACATCGAGCAGGACATCCTCGCCGGCCATGATTGCTTCCGTGATGGCGGGATAGAACAAAGCTTCGGCTTCTTGGCACTTGAGCAGGATCGGTCCTCGGTTGCTTAGACCGTACTGAATCTGCCTGCCCAGTACGGCGTAGGTACTATCTACAACAATATCTTCACCCTGAAGCACCAGTGGATACTGGCCCTCCGGAATGGCCTTGGCACCGCGCGACTGGTACATCGCCAATGGTGGTTCCAGCGTCGAACACATCATGGCCCCCATCGACATCTGCCCAGCGGTCATGCGCTCGCTGGCGAACGTGCGCCGGATAGTGACGATCACAGCATCTCCCTCGCAATGAAGATCAGCAGGTTGACCACCACGATGATTGTCATGGATGCCGTGATGAGCCGCGACTGCGAGTGCTCCAGTTTGGCAATGCGCTTCTCGTGGTGGTTCTCGGCGAACTCCGGCACTTGGCGCTGGGATTGCTCCACCATCGACAGACGAACCTCCACGCCGTCCAGCTGGCGCTGGGTCTCCTTCTGACTCTCGGCAGAGCGGGACAGCTCGTCGATCTTGCCCAGTACGCGCTCCAGCCGGACGGCCGTGTCGCGGGAGTCGCGGGCGTAGGCGGTCTGCGCTTCCTTCATCTCACGCAGACTACCCATCATGTCGTCGATCCGCTGCAGGATCGCGCGGTAGGCGATGTCTTGTTCACTCATGGCTTGACTCCATCAGGCACAGGGTGCGTTCGTCGCTGCGGCGCAGCTTCAGACCTCTCGGGTGTTCTTTACGCGCCCGCGTGTAGTTCATCAGGGCATCACAACCGGCCGCGGTGTGGCCGAGATTGATTTCACGCCATGCCAGCGAGTTCAGTAGCGTGCCCTCGCCTTCGTTGTAGGCGAAGTCGGCCAGTGCGGCGATGCGCGTCTCGGGTGCCGGTACGTGTAGGTGTCGCTGGACAAAGATCACGCGCTCGCTCATGGCGCCCGAGAACAGGGTCTTGCACTCGTCCAGCGTCCTCGTCATGCCCATGAATACGCCGTGCGTCTCACCCATGCAGATCGTGGGTGTACCACCCACGTCACGGTAGGCGGACAGTCTTGTCCCTTCGTAGGCACCTCCTATCGCTATGGCGATAGCCAATGCTGAAGCACCCGACTTGACGAAGCGTTTAATGTTCGTCGTCATGGAGGTTCTTCTGCTTGACATAGGTTGCAATCAGGGACGATGCGCAAATAACGCCACCCAGCAGGAACACGAGCCACAGAGGGATGATGCCAGCCCATGGCGCCGCGCCGCTCGCCAAAGCCAGTGCCGACGCGAAGCCGCCCAGTGCGCCACCGGCAGAAATCCTCGCGCTCCAGCGTCGATGGATGGTGCGGCAATCGGGGTTCAGATGTTTTTTCATAGCCGTAGTCGCGTTCATGCCTGCCCCGGTGCGTGAATTACCCAGCCGAACGTCTCGGGCTGCGGCAGTTGTGCGATGACTTCAGAAGAAGTCGGAAACGTAGCGGGCGGGTTGTCGCTGGCCGACTGCTGCCACTGGAAGCAGGCGAGCCAAACCGCGTCGCGCCATGCGATGGCAGCAGTGGCATCGGCAGCCCACTGCGCGATGGCGCTGTCCTTGTACGAGATGCAGGAGGCGATGGAGTCGTAGCCGTTTTGGCTGGCTGTCGCATCGAGCCATGCCTGCACGTCAACGGTCATGGTTGGCGTTGGCGGCTCTTGCGAGAACACTTCGCCGGGCAGAAGATCAGTTTCTGATGCGACTGCTCGCCAGCTTCCGCAGCCGTTGCTCAGTGTAGTGATGGCGAATCCGGTCATGGTCAGCACTCGAACTGATAGCCCATTACGCGCAGAAATCCAGCGCCTGCACTGGGCGTTGAATTGAAGGCGTAAACCAATGCCTGCGAGCTGTTTAGTAGGCAATCGAATGCCAGATATGCCTGCTTAGGCGCGCACGCTGCCAGATATCCGGTCGGAACAGCCGGACCATCACTGTTCGAGATGAACATAAAGGAGTCTGACGAGCTGTTGAATCCAAGCAACTTTGCAATGCGTGCGGTCACCGGAACGTAGGGCGAGGCGCTCACTGAGGTTGAGCTGGTTGCCGTTCCGGCATTGAGGATCACTTGAGGGATCACATCCGTCTGGTATTGGACGTAATTGAGTTTGTGGTGGTGATAGAACTTCTTGATGTTCCCGCTGGCGTCGGTGAGCACGCTCCCCCGGTACCGCTTGCTCGAATCCCCCGTCATGCTCCGCGCAGTTCCGTTGTACGGCGCCGCTGGTGCTGTCGTGCTCAAAACAAAATCAGGCGCCCCCGCATTGTCGTAGGGATAGACGTGGTACCAAGTGTTTGCCGAGAGCGAGAGGCCCGTCTTGGCGATGTCCGAAGCGGACTGCAGCACGTCAGCCGACCCCTCGATGTAGGCCGCCCCACTCGACAAGGTGAGCGCGGTACCACTCACCCACTTCATCTGGAAGCCGTCGATGTAGCCGGGCTGGATGAGTGCGTCGAGTGCCGTCTGCTGCGCCGTACTCACCGGCTTATTTACGTCGCTGGTGTTGTCGACGTTGCCGAGGCCAATATCCTTGGCTGACAGGATCAGTGATTGATAGAACAGGCTGGTTCCGATTGAGGCCAGCTGGCCGACCACCGTGCCAGTCACGGGGCCGACAGGGATTAACTGGAAGCTGTCATAGATGCCACTGAAGATCGCCAATGCCCCGGACGCATCCAGTGCATCGGTAGATGACGATACCGACACATATACGCCGGACTGCGGATGACGACCAAGCAGCTGTAGTACACCTACACCACCAGTCAGGGAAATTTGATGCTGCGCCAGCCCGGAGTGATCGGTGGCCGGCACCGACAGTGAACCCGAGGGAATCCACGAATTGATGGCGCTGATAATCAGACGGCGACGGCTTATCGGATCATTCTGGTCGATGTCCGATGGCAGAAAGCTATTGCCGGCAGAAGCCAAGGCTGCCGCGACCGTGCCGCCGGACAGGCTTGTGCTGAAGCTGAGTGCAATACCGTCCAGTAGGGCTGGCAGCAGCAGTGTACCGGAGCCGTTGATGGTCAGGTCGAGGCTGGCTGCCGGCACGTAGAAGCGGGCACCCGGCGGGCGGACGCTGACCTGCAGCACGCCCGCGCTCGGCTTGGCCGAACATGCTACCGTGATCTGGTGCTGCGCCAACCCGCTGCAGTCGGCCGCATTCAGCGTCAGCGTGCCGGACCCGTCCCATGTGGAACAGATCGGTAGGTTGACAACACGGCGGCGGGCAATGGCATCCATCAGCGGAACGCCGGTCCGGTGACCCAGCTGACCAGTGAGTAGCGCGTGCCGCGCGTGATTGGGGTGACGCAGTGCGGCAGGTAGCTGGGGAAGATCAGTGTGTCACCGAGTTCGATCTTGCCGGGGTCGAAGTCCATGTTGGAGAACATGCGCAGCCGGCATCCGTCGTAGTCGGCCGGATCGGACAACTGGGTCACCGTGGACAGCTTGCGCAATGACGACATGCCGCCACCGATGTCCTGATGCCACAGATACTTGCCGGGCTTGACCGGGTCGAAGTCATAGCGAAGGAAGATCAGCTGCTCGTGGAATCCGTGGATGTCATAGCGGAACCAGTCCGCATTGGTCGCGGCCACGCGGTCACGAAGTCGCTCGTAGGCCCACGGCACCTCCTCGGGCGTCAGGGCACTGGTCTTGACGCAGCGGTAATCCTCGTCGGTCACCGTCTGTCCGTCCACTCCGTTTCCAATGGAGCCCGCCTCCAGTGCCTTCGACTCGCCCAGACGGATCAATTCCGCGCACTCCGGCGGCGAGAACATCCGGCTGTGCCAGATGTACGGCGGAGTCTCGCGCTGCATCGGAGGAAGAATGGATTGAAGACTCATGGCGGAGGTGTCGTATTGGTGTAGGTAAAGGAGATGGTCTGATCGTAGTTGTAGGTATTGCCGTACACATTGTCGTGCACGCTGGCGCGAAAGACACCCGTGTAGGTGACGGAATGGGTGTTTGGGCTAGGTATATTCTCGATAAGCGTGGCACCTGTGCTTGTACCAGACCCGACCAATGTGCCGTACCCACTCACCTTGGAGTAGGTGATGGAGTGGTTTCCTGATCCCCCGGTGACACCAACCAAGAAGGTGACTGTAATGCTGGCTGGGGTGCCACCGTTGGGGCCAGAGGCTGATCCCGAGGTACGACCAAATACCACATGCAACCCAGTCGGTCCTTGCGGTCCCGGCGATCCCGGTGGACCGGGGAAACCGGTCGGTCCCGGCGTGCTGCTGTTCGGTCCCGGCGCGCCGGTCGGACCAGTCCCGCCGGGGGCGCCGGTAATGGATGACGCCGCGCCCGTCGCGCCGGTCGGTCCGCGCGGACCGGTGAGGCCAGTGGGACCGATGGGACCGGGGTTGCCGGTAGCGCCTGTCGGGCTGGGGCCGATGACACCCTTGAGGCCTGTCGGGCCGCGTGGACCCGGTGGCCCGGAAGTTCCGGTCGGACCGGTGACCACGGAAGGCGTGCCCGGCGGACCGATAGGGCCGGGTGCACCGGGTGGTCCCGGATTGCCGTTGGCGCCGTTGGCCCCGTCGGAACCGGGGCCACCGATGGGGCCGGGCGAACCCGGCGCGCCGGTCGGGCCGGTAGGACCGGTAAGCCCAGTGAGGCCCAGCAGATACTGGCTCAGGTTGGACATGGCCTACCCCGGATTGCCGATGGGGCCGGGCGGACCTGCTGGACCGGGACCGCCGGTCGGCCCACGCGGACCCGCGGCGCCGGGCGTCCCCGCCGGACCCGCGGGGCCAGTCGGACCCACCGGACCCGAGGGACCAGTGGGGCCGGTGAGGCCGGTGGGGCCGGTGAGACCGGTGGGGCCGGTGGGGCCGGGAGCGGTCGAGGGTGTGCCTTGCGGACCCGGCGGACCGGAGGCGCCCGGTGGTCCAATCGGTCCAGTTGGACCAAGGGGTCCGGTTGGGCCGGCTGGTCCCACGGGACCATTCGCACCGGGGACGCCGGGGGCACCGGGATTGGTGGATGGCGTACCCGATGGTCCCGGCACGCCGGGCACGCCGGGCACGCCGGAGGGTCCGGGCGGCCCCGGTGTAGGCGCGCCAGTCGGGCCAACGGTGCCGGTCGGACCGGTAGGACCGAAGCGCAGCAGTGTGGAATAGGCGATGCTTGGCATGGTTTACCCCATCGTCCGAAGGCGCCAGCCGTAGGGTGGGCCGAGCCAGAACAGTGACATCGACGCATTGGCGACATCGACATTGATCGACGTATTGGTGTTGCCCATGATGAACTGGCCGCTGGCGGCATTGATCGTGACCAGTTGCCCGGACACCAATGCACCACCTACAATAGTGATATTGATCGGCGAGTTGCCCAGTGCCGACTCGGTGGGCAGGTTGATGACGATGTTGCCAGCCGAACTGTCTACCGCGTAGGAGCCACCATCAGCCGCGGCTACCGTGACCGGTCCGGTGGTGATCGACGTGTAGTTGGTGAAGTACAGACCGGACAGGTTGACGATCTTGACGGTGTTGGCAAGGTCGGTGGCTCCGAAGGTGGCACCCGAGGTGTACTCGGTAAGGACGTAGTACAGGCTGCCGTTGGGTGCGGCACTGAAGGCGTCACCCACCATGTACAGCGTGGCCGCAGCCCAGTTTCCGCGATAGTTGAAGGGCGAGTCCGTGGCTACCGGCTGGCCCGAGGCATCGAAGCGCAGCCACTTGTTCTGGCGGCTCACGGCGGCGGGCAACTCGTTGAGCAGTTCCAGTGGCTGGCCGCGCAGGCTGCGATTTACGTCGGCCTCCACGCCATCGAAGCCAGCCTGCACGCCGGACAGTTCGGTATCGACGGACTCGGCACGGGCGGTCTGCCCCGGCACGCCGGAGAATGAATCGGTGTAATACGGATTGGTGGCAGGCATCACTGACTCCCCGTGTTGCGGTTGATGATCCGCTTGGACCATTGCAGGGACGCACCGTAGATGGTGGCTGGGTAGTCGGTCGCGCTGTTCCCGGCGAAGAACAAGCCGACGTTGTAGCCCTCACCTTCCAGCTTCATGATGGCTTGCGAGTACGTCGCGGCATCCCACACGAAGCGATCCCACAACGCCACGTCCCAGAAGCCTCCATTGCCGGAAAAGAGTTGCGGCTGATTTACTTGTCCCGTGCGGTTGCCGAAGTCGTAATCCACCGACATGTTGAGGGTCAACGGGCCTTCCGGCGCCAGATCGACCTGCAGGCGGCGATACCGCTTGAAGGTGGACGGCAGGCGCGAGTTGAAGTACGCCAGTCGCAGGAAGTGCTGGATCGACTGTCCATCGAAACTGTTGCCGGTGTCCATCTCGTACACGTAGCCATTCGCGTCGCCCATGAAGCTTCGCTCCACTTGCGGGCCAGCTGCGACGGCTTGGGTGAATCCGCCCCAGAATCCCGAGGGCGTTGTCGATACAGTACCCGTGGTCCAGCCCGAGAACTGCCCGGCCGCATTCATGCCAAGACACAGCACCGCGCCCGAGGCGAACATCAGCCGATACAGGTTCTTGCGCCGAGTGGTTACGGCGCCTACCGGGGTATCGTTCGCCATCAGCTCATTGGCGAGCGACAGAATCAGGTCCGACAGGGAGGCGGCAGCGAAGTTGCCGTACTGCGCCGACGCCGCGGCCGTGGTGAAGCCGCGGTCTTCCATGAAGATGATCTGCCCCGGATTCTCGTCGGTATTGGCGATCGAGCCGCAGTTGGGCGAGTACACCTTGATCTGGAACAGTTCGGTCGATATGCCGGTCAGTGCCCACACGCGACGGCGCGTGCCGATGATGAGGGTCTGGCTGATGTCCTCGCGAAGGAATGTGACATCTTCGCCTACCGATCGCTCGTTGGCGCCGAACACCACGTTCCAGTTGAGTGGCAGCTGGTAGCCGGAGTTCTGCAGCGAACCGCCAGCAAAGCTGTAGAACAGGTAGCTGGCGTGCACTTCCAGATTGGTCGGCACATCGCTCGCCATGCCGGTCTCGATCAGGACGAACGTGTCGGTGATCGCATCGTACTCAAAGCCGTTTCCGACCCCGTTGATGCCGTACATGCGGAAGCCGTTGGCCGGATTCTGCACCGCGTTGAAGTTGTAGTTGCGGAACTTGTACCGACCATTGGGTGGGATCACCTGTGCGGCATTCGACAGGTAGGTCATGTAGGTGGTGGTTCCGTTCTTCAGTAACTCACCAGCACTTGGTGTGCCCGTGATCGAGCTGACAATAAAGTAGCCGGCCGCATCGGTGCCCCACGTCCCCGTAGTGGCGTTGATGCGCTTGATGGTCATGGTGGCGCCCGAGGTAGCGCCCGTCAGCACGGTGCCTTCGGCCGGTGCCTGCATCGAGCTGGAGTAGACCCCGGCATTAAAGCGCACCTTCAGGCCAAGGTTGACCTTGACCCATCCGGTGAGGGTGGATTGCCACAGATCGGCTGCAGTACCGGCCGCGTTGTTGCGGAAGGCGTACACATTGGCAAGGTAGGGATTGACCCCCAGCACCGGCCCGCTGGAAGACGCCCCACCGACTGGCCCGATGAAAGACTGCAGGTACAGGTACTTCTGCTGGCTGTACATGACTGTCAGGCCGACCGTCGATCCGGATGACAGGAATGGCGCCCCCACGGTGACCGTACTGCCGTAGGTCGATGTCAGGGTTGATCCCTTGCCGACGAACGTGCCGGTCGTCAGCACAAGAACCACCACGTGGTTGATCGTGTCGACGTAGCACACGGTGCCGGTGGCCCCGGAGCCGCTTTCGGTGACGACAGTGCCCTCCGGTGGCTCGAAGGCGGCTCCTACCGCAATGCTGATGTAGGGCGTATTGAACGGGCTGGGCTGGCCGGAGAACCGCTCGTAGCCGTCCCAGCGGCGATAGCCGCCGCGCATGCCCGGCTCGTAGTTCTGGCAACCCAGTAGCTGGCCCGGCTGCACGATGTCGGGCGGGTCTTCCAGATTCAGGCCGCCATTGAAGGCGTAGTGGTCATCCGGGCGGATGCTGGTGCGAAGCCTTAGTGCCCCCGATGACGCCAGTGCGTTCCCAAGGTCCATGGCCTACTCCACATACGCTTGGGGGGCCGTGGTCGGGTTGTTGCGCAAGGTGCGCCCCGCGGTATTTTCAGGCAGGCAATACGCCTGCATCTTGTCCAGCTGGTCGGTGTATTCCGCGCTCGCACTGGTCATGATTTCCTGTGCGTTCTCGCGCCCGGCGTAGATGATCTTGGCGCGCTCACAGATGATGGTGTCGAAGTTGGCCGGGATCGGGCTGGTCGAGCCGTCCAGCGTCATCTGCTTGCCGACCACGTAATACTCCATCGAGAACAGGGTGTCGGCCGGAACGATGCTGGACAACCAGATCACGCCGGACGGATCAACCGAAAAGAAGCTAGGCACCGGCTGGGTGGCCTTGGGGAACATCTGGTAGGTGCGATAGAAGTCGCGCCATTCCAAGTATGGAATACGATGCGCCGACGACGTACCAGCATTGATCCACAGCGACTCCAGATCGAACGTCTGGATATTCTGTGCCCATGACGGGGTAACCGGAGTGGCTACCGACGTATTGGCGAGTGCCTTCACCGCGCTGTCCTGTACCCACAGGAAGTTCCACTGCGTCCACAGGTTCTGCAGGTACAGGTCCGACCGAGCGACCCAGTTGCAGATACGAATCTGCTCCTGATTGGTCAGCTGCTGGGTCGACTGCAGGATGCCGCCGGCAATGCCGAGGTCCGACACGACATCCCTGCACAGCGCGAGGAAGGTGCGCGACACGGCTTAGCCCGCTTCGGATGCGATGAAGCGGATGTTGTCGTCGCGGTCGTGCTCGGACGGCACGTACTCCACCGTATCGCCGCGCTCAGTCAATGCCGTCACCAGAAGCTCCGCGACAGCCTGCACCTCCTCGTCGGTGCGCGTGCCGAGTTTCGCCACGATTTCCGGGTTCACCGGAGCGCGGTCGGGCTTCTGTACCACGGACTCGGGAGCTTCCGGGTTGACCCCCAGCGACTCGATCAGGGCGATCTTGTTGGCGTTGTGCGGGCTTTGCGCCGCCAGCTCACCGTTGGCCTTGAAGTACAGGCCGTGCTGGTAGAACTTCACGTCGCGGTCGTTCGGGTCTTGCTCGCCGCTACCCTGAAATACGCGCCCGATAGGCAGTTCAGTGTTCAACTTGGTTTGCAACAGACTCATGGTTATGCCCTCTGCTTGCCGTACTGGTTGGTGGAACCGGGGAACTGGTCGTTCTCACCCTGTGCCGCCATCGGCTGGCGCAGCGACAGGCCCGCGCCAAGGGATGGCTCGCCGGACAGGGCGGCAGCAACCTCGGCATGGCTGCGGACGACGTGCTTGGAACGGCGCGAGGCCAGCCCGTCGTCGGTGGTGGAGTTGTAATCGGGTTCCTTCGATGCGATGTCCGGATCGGCGCGGTTGATGTCCAGCGCGCTGTTGAACGCCGGCAGTGGGCGTAGGAACGCCTCAGCGAAGGTCAGTTTTTCGGGAGCGGGCTTCTTGGACACGGGATTCACCTCACGGACAAAGGGCCACCGGGCATACCCCGGCGGCCCTTACATGTACCTACAGAAGGATCAGCCCCACTGCAGCTTGGCGCTGGCCCCGCCGTTGTTGACGGCACCACGCTGCGGGCCATCCGGCTTGCCGGTGGAGTCATCGCGACCTTCACCAAGGGCATCCGGCATCACGTCGTGGAAGCCTTCGCAGCTCGACAGTCCCATGGCGAGACTGCCACCCTTGCTGTCCAAGGTACGGCTGGAGGCATCACCAAAGACGTTGCCGGCACTGGCGTTGGCGCCTTGGAAGACGGACTTGTTCGGCAAGGTCTCCGGACCCAGCTGGGTCTCACCCGAGCCGACAGCCGCATTGACAGGATTGTTGCTCATGGCGTTCTCCGCTCAGGTAAGAATCTGGTCGTAACCGACGACGATGATGACCGTCGCGGTGCCGGCTGGCGTGCCGCCCGTGGGGGCGACGAAGGTGGCGATGAGGTCATGCAGACCGGCACCACTGTTGTAGTTGCCGGCGAGATAGACCGCATTGAAGATGCCGTTGGCGACATCCGATCCGCCGATGGTGCTGCCCGCCGCCAGCGCACCCAGCGTCAGCGACGCGAAGATGTCTGGCGTGGTGCCATCGCCCACCTGCACAAGGGCCGGCGTGGTGACTTGGGTGAACAGCACTGTGGCCGACACCAGAATGTCCATCACGCGCGCCTCGGCAGAGCCGCGCGGAATCTTCAGCTTCTTGGTCGAGCCGGTCGAAAAGTCCACTGCCGGGAAGGGGTAGCAGACCGCTTTTGCGTTGTCGTAAGCCATGATCGTGTCTCCGCGGAGATGGGATGGGCGCCGCCCCTATGGTATAGAGGACGGCGCGCCTAGTTCAGCTGGCCGAGTTCCACTTCAGGATGCGGGCATTGACCGCATCCGCTGCAGTCGCGCCATGCACCAGACCGAAGCCGCCGAGGTAGTACCATGCGATACCGCGCGAGCGGCCGAAGTCGGTGGGAATCTTGCCGCGGATTTCCTCGGGGATGACCATGGCCTCGGCCACGGTGTCTTCGCCGAAGAAGAAGCACCAGTCCGAGAAACCGCCAGTCCACGGCACCGGGTTGCGGAAGGTGTAGCCGGTGGCGTTGACGGCGCCGCCGTGCGCGATGGCGGTCTGCTCGATGAAGCGGATGCCCTCGTAGCGGCCAATCTCGCCGTTGGCGATCAGCTGGAAGCCGGTCTCGACGTACTGGTGGATTGCCTCCAGCGAGTTCTTGAACGTGCGCAGGGTGGTCGGCCATGCGATGGCGTAGTAGTCATCATCCACATACGGCGGGATGTTGTACTCCTTCATCGCGTCCGAAATCGCCTTCACGTGCGAGTTGTTCATCGCAACCGCGTTGGTGATGCCGGTCGGACCCACCGATACGGTGACTGAGGTGGCGCTGCTGCCACCGGTCGGCGCGACCTGCAGGACGGTGGAGTTGAACTGTGCCCACGCGGCACCGTCCAGCGTTTCCTTGGCATCCACCTTCAGCACCTTGTGGATGATTTCCGTGACCGGGTGCTTGGACATGTCGTCCAGCTTGCCGGTGTAGGGCACCGAGTTGCCGTACTCGGTGACGGTCAGGGATGCCTGTCCCACCGTGAAGTTGGTGGTCGGCATCTCGACGTTTTCGCTGATCTGCCCGCCGCCGGTCACGACGCGGGAGTAGGTGTTCCAGGTGAACAGCTGGCCGGTGTGCAACCCCTTTTCGGTCGCATCCTTGGCGTCGCAGAACTGGCGGAATTTGACCGTGGGCAGCAGCTGCATGCGCAGCACGTTGCTCAATTGGTCAGAGTACATGAACCCACCAAGGGTGTTCACACTCCAGACTTGACCTGACATGGCACTTCTCCGGTGGATCAGTTATGGATACGGCGCCCGAAGTTACGATGGTTCTGCATCATCTCGACCACTTGGGCCGGCGTGAGCTGTTCGTCTTCGGTCGTGGTTTGCGTCGCTCCACTGGCAGTCGTGCTGCTGGGCAGTCCGCGCTTCCGTTCCAGTACCTTGCTGCGCGGGTCGCCGATGAACTTGGCCCGGCCCCAGTCACAGGCATCACGGGCAACATCGACGGCGCGGCGGTCTCGGTTCTCCGGCTTGGCGATCAACTCCTTGAAGTAGGCGAAGGTCGCGTTGCGGGCGATGTCGTTGGCGCAGACATCGGCATACTCGGAGAGGGACATGGCGTTGATCTGGGCGTTGATCGCTTCCAGACGCGGATTGGTCGGCACGGTGGCAGTGGGGGTTGCGGGCGTGGTCGAGACGCGCTCCACGGCAGACAGCACTTGGCGTTCGATGTCCTCGGCACTCAGGGAGCGCCCTTGCGACCGTTGCAGTATCTGCAGGATCGCCGTCGTGGCATCGTTTTCGTCGCCGGAGTAAATCTGCTGGGCAAGACGACTTGCCAGCTCCGCAAGTTCCTGTTCCGATGCGCCAGAGCCATGGCTCCTTCCGGTGGTACGTGCCGGAATCGTGGCAGGATCGTCCTGATCCGCAGCCGATGGCTGCCGGGGTTCCCGAAGGCGTTTGGCGTCGGCCAGTTCACGCTGCAACCGGGCAATCTCGATCTTGTCCTGTGCCGCGGCTTCATCCATCTGCCGGCGGCGCAAGTACAGGTCGACACTCCCTTCCCGGTCGATGTCAGCTTTGGCAACGCTGATCGGACCGCCTTCACTTGTGATCGTAACGTATTCGTTTTGTGATTGTCCAGTGGCCCTTTCCTTCGCGGGTGGCGTGGGTGCCTGATCCGGTTGCGTGGCGGCGCCCTCGCCGCGGGCCTCGGCCTCCAGTGCTGCGATCAGGGCCGGGTCGGCATCCCCCTTCGCATTGGCCTGCTCGATGTTGCGCAGTGCGTCGGCCTTCTTGAACATCGCCTTGCGCGCCGCCATCGGGTCGATCCTGACCGGGGCAGCTTCGTCCCCGCGCGACACCGCCTCAGCCACACCCTTGTTGAGGTCGGCCTTGGCGGCATCGGCGGACTTGTGCAATTCGACATCGGTGGTCATGCGGACTCTCCATGGGAGTTGATGGTGTGGGCGGCGGTCAGGCCGTCGTTGATGTACTGGTTGAGGCGCCCGAGGATTTCAGCCGAAATACGGGCATCGAAGTGCGCCTTGCGCGCGTCGGCGCTCTGCATGTCGCTCTCCGCGATCAGGGCGCGGCAGGCGGCTTGAGCGTCCAGCTCGCACTGCGCGACCATGTGCGCCATCACCTTGGCGATGTCGGTACGCTCGGCCACGCCACGCATGATCTTGGAGGCCGCGTCGCCAAGGTACAGGCGCTGCCACAGCGCGCTCTCGGGCGACAGCTGCTCGACCTGCATCGCCACGGCGTTGAGGGGTGCCCGGAAGCCATCCAGTGGGTCGCTCTCGGCCATCAGATATTGGTCCTTTGCTCAGGCGGTATACCCAGTGGCGGCGGTGCGATCAGGGGCTGGTTGGGCAGCTGCGGCGTGGTGGTGCCCGGCGGCAGAGTCGCTTCCGGCGGCGGCGGCATGGCCCCGGCGGCAAGGTAGTCGCTGGCGCTGGCGACATCTGCCTTGAACGGCGGCGCGCTGCCGATGTCGCTGCTGGGCTGCTGCAAGCTCTGCGCTTCGTTCTCGGCCTCGCCGCCCACGTCCAGCATCGGCGGATCGGCCGAGACCATGGAGGTCTGCCGGGCCAAGTCCAGTTCCATGCGCTGCACGGTGATGTCGTTGGACAGTTTCTCGCGGTTGAGCATCAATTGGCCGCGGGCCACGTCGTTCTTTTCGTGCTCCAGCTGCAGCTCGATGTAGGCCAGCTGCAGCTCCATGCGCTTGATGTTGGAGGCAGCCAAGGCTTGCGCCTGCTGCAGCGCGATCTGGCCCTGAATTTTCATCTGGGTGATTCGCTCCATCCCCTGTGCACGAATCTGCTCTCGCTGGACCAAGCCCTCGTTGTGCATCTGACCCGGATACAGTTTCATGGTCAGCGTCTGGACCTGCTGCTGCAGCGCGGCGATCTTGGGGTTCTTGTCCGGTTTGCCGCCATCGCCGAGGAACGGGAAGAAGCGCGAGGCATTGGCAAAACCGGCCGCGGCCCAGACTTCCTTCAGGATTTCGGCCTGATCGGATTGGTACACGGCCATCGGGAACAGGCCCATGGTGGCCTGCATGGCACCCGTGATGCGATCCATGCGCTTCTGCGGATTGGTGGCCCCGAAGCCTACGTTGACCAGCACCTTGGATTCAGTGCCGAGTGCCTTCCAGAATGCCCGTGCGGGCTGCGCCAGTTTAGCGCCAATGATGGTGGCGAGATTCGCGTCGGTCTCCCAGCGTTTCTCCAGCATCAGAATCTGGCCCAGCATCTTGACCACGAAGGTCTTGCACAAGGTATGTAGGTCGTACTCGGTCATCTGGTCCGCGCTGGCGGAAATCATCTCCATGCCACCTACGGTATTTCCGATCTGGCGGTTCTGCGGGTTGTTGGAGACCGATGACTGGTTGAAGTTGCCAATCAGGTCGTCCAGTTCCACGCCCAGCACCTGATGCTCGCGCGCCATGCCTTGCGGTGCTTCCGGCGAGCGATCCCACTTTACGTCCTGCTGCGGGTTGTCCATCTCAACCACGGCACCGGGGGAGAACCGCGCCAGTGCATGCAGGTCGATGGACGTATTGCGCTTGATGAACATGCGCCCGTCCGTCGACATCTTGTTCGCGTCGAGAGCGAGGTTGGATACGTCGTTGATTTGGTCCTGCAGCCCGGACATCAGGGTGACCGCACCCACGTTGTACGGGTTGTGCGACTCGAACATGGTTGAACCGATCACGTAGGGGCGGATGCCACGGGGATCGAACTCGGACAACGGGATCACGTTGGATAGCATCAGTGTGGTGCCGATGGAGTCGAAGATGTAATCCTCGCCCTCGATACGCACGATGTTTCGGTGAATCCAGCACACCGCATAGTCCGATGGATCGCCGGATCGCTCGTAGCGGTTCATGCGGTTGCGTTCGCGCTGCATGCGGATCGCATCCCACTCGCCGCTGTGTCCGCCAGACATCAGCTCACTGTCCGACAGGTGACGATACTTCAGCCGGGCGCGAGGGTTGTTCTCGTAACGGCGCACGTCGCATACGAATGTCGGGATGACCTCGACAAGGAATGGCGATGTATTGACTACGTCCATCCAGTCAGCCGCGGGCGAGAAGCGGAACCGCTCAACCGGAATCAGGCTGTAGCCGGGACGGTCGGTGATTGCTACGCGATCCACTCGCTTGAGTGGCCCGAGGTCCGGGTGCAGTTCGTCGTAGTAGCGGTTGGCTTCCTCGTAGTCCCAGTACGTCTTTCCGATCACAAACCCCTGCCGGTCGGCATCCTGTACTGCACCTACAATAACACGATACCATCGGTCATCTTCCTGCAACCGGTAGTTCAGCAGCTCCTCCTGCATTCGCGCATCGAAGGCGCCTTCGGCATCACCACTGGTCGCCTGTACGTTCACGATGTCGGAGGAGCCGAACAGGGCGATGCAGGCAGCGGCTTCACGGCGGCGCACCGTGGCGCGGGTCTTTGGCCGAAACAGCCGGCTGCGGCGCTCGAACGAATGCGACCAGTATTTGGAACCTTTCGGATGCTCGGAGTTGTAGCGGGCCATCGCGTCGATCAGGCGCGTGCGATGGCTGGCGTTGAAGTATTCGTCGGCGGTGATGTAGGACTGCCGGGCCAACGCCATGCAGGTTTCGTCACCGAGGGGGGCGTAGCGGCCTAGCTCCACGGCTTCCACCAGTGCACGGGTAGGCCGCTCGCTGTCCGGGTCAGTGGGATGCGGCGCGCCCGGCAGCCGCTCACCAAGCGGCTCATTCATCGCATGCCGTCTCGTGGATGACACCGGGATCAAGTCGCCGGCACTGTCTGCCGGCGTGGCAAGGTTGGCGCCCTCCAGCTTCTGGGCGGAACTCGGGTCGAAGTCAGTCACGGCGGCGGTTCCCCTGATGGATTTCGACGACCACGCCCTTGTCCTTGGTGCCGATCACCCGTCCCGTGCCATCGGCCAGTGCCTGCTCGATTTCCACGCGCTTGGTGAAGCGCGACGCCTTCATGTCCGATACGTCCGGGATGGCTTCCCCGGCGCTGTTGCGGCGGATCGCGGCCATCAGGGTTGGGCGGTAGGCGATACCGTGGTAGCGGAAGCGGGCCAGAATCTCGCGCCCGGCCTTGACCACGGCGCGGCGCTTGGGGTCGTTCATGATGTCGATGTACTTGATCCGGTAGCCCCAGCGCGCGGAGAAATCGAGACAGAAGATGTTGAACACCTTGCCGAACTCGGACGGCTGGATGGCCCAACGGAAGCCGGGCATTTTGCGCATCAGCAGGTCCGCCATGTCCTTGACGAGGATATGGGTGGATGCGGACAGCTTCCACAACTGGTCCGGGTGGTCGACCACGCCTTCCGGCTCGCCGATTGGGTCATGCCCATTCAGCGAGTTGCCGATGCCATGCTCGCGCACCATCTTGTTCACCGCGGCCAGTGCGCGCTCGTGGTTGGTCATGCCCATGCGATTACCCCTGTCCGTCCAAGCAAATCCACTCGATGGAGAAACTGATGTTGTTGATGGTCTCGCCGTTGTGCGCCTTGACTTGCACGATCTGATTGGTAGTAAGGGGCATGATCGCATCGAGCGTCATCATCTGCTCGGTCGGGTTGCTCTGGAAGTTGATTGAGCAGTTGGCGAACTCCACTTCCGTCCCAGCCACGAAGATGCCGGCCCCGATATTCGGGTAGCTGCCCGAGGTTGATCGCGCGATCAGTGAGCAGCTGATGCGATAGATGCCGTTGCTGCGTACTACATACTGTGTGCTCCCCATGCCGCCCGCGGTGTCGATAACGATGTTCGAGCCGATAGGAAGCGTGACGTAGGTAGCGCCAGCAATGGTCGTGGAAGCAGAGGAGTTGCCGTGCGCGATGGGCCGGTAGATATAGTGAGCATCCTGATTGACGTAATTCGTGACACTAGGATCGAACTGGTTATTCAGGAACTGGATGCCGGCAATGTGGTTGTTGGTGCCATCGGACGGCTTGCCGAACAAGATGGGCGATGTGGCGAATCCGCTGACCTTATTTTCATACACGCTGCCAAAGCAGTCGCAACGCACATTCGTCGACCCCCAGAAGGCGATACCGCACTTCGGGTGACCGTGGCCGTTGAACAGGTTGTTATGGATGCTGCAACCCAACTTGTCGAACTGGCCTACCTCGACCTCGACCATGCACAGTCCGTCCGCGGAGGAGCCAAAGTCCTCGATATAGCAGTCGCGCATCTCGAACTGGCCGCGCAGGCGCAGGGCCGAGATGTTCTGGAACTGGTTGCCGGAGATGTTGTGGTTGTTGTTCTGCAGCAGGAACGGTACGCCATTGTTGGTGCCTGACTGCGGAGTAATGTCCAGCAGTGAGATGTGGCACTTGGTATAGGCGTCGAAGTAGCACTCGATCACACTGGAGCCGTTGAAGTCGGCCACGTTGAGGCCAAATGAGCTGCCCCGTGTGAAGTTGCAGCGCCAGTAGTGCGACAGGTATGCACTGGCGTTCTCGACGTGGGTGCTATAGCTGTCCATGGAGACGTAGGACAAGAACCCGCCGAACGGACCACTGATGGCAATGCCCGTGCCCGTACCTTGAATCAACATGTTGGAGATGTTGAGATGGTGGCGCGTGGTGCCGTTATTCTTCAGGAAGCCATTGGGAGCGTTGATGATGGTGCCGCCGCTGTCCGGTCCAGCACCAACAATGACGCAGTCGGTGGTGTACGTAAGCGGCGTGTTGACGTTGAAGCTACCGGCCGGAAAACCCAGCGTTTTGCTGTACGCATACGCTCGCACCATCGCCGGGTAGTAGTCGTTGCCATCACTAGCTATGTAGTAATCAGGCACCATCACCATGAAGTCACGCACCTTTGCCTGAAACGTGCGAAGCTGCGCGCTGGTGCCTGCCTGCTGGAAGCCGCCACCGTTACCGAGCGCCACGCTCAGGCGGTCGTAGGCCGTGATGAGGGTGGTGCCATTCCAGATGTAGGTGGTGTTGTTGGAAGGAGTCGGGTCGGCATACACCATGGCGACCGAGTTGGCTGGCAGATTGCCTTCATCTGCTACCAGTGCCGCCTTGGTGGCGTAGGGCTTGGTGCCTGAGCCAATCGCGGCCTGCAGCGAGTTGATCTGGGTCTGCAGGCTGGTGATGTCGGCACTGTTGGGGTTGATCGCGGTAAGTGATG